CGTGTTTATCCAGTAAGTCAAATTGCAGAAGCAGTTGATACACTGAACGAACAAATCAAAACAACAAGCGTTCTCGGCGAAGTAGATCATCCAGATGACCTTAAGATTAACTTAGACCGTGTATGCCACATGATTGAGAGTATGTGGATGGACGGACCTAATGGTTATGGAAAACTAAAAATTCTCCCAACTCCGATGGGCGAGCTAGTGAAAACTATGCTTCAGTCCGGTGTGAGATTGGGCGTTTCGAGTCGTGGATCGGGTAACGTTGATCCACATAACGGACGTGTCAGTGATTTTGAAATAGTCACTGTAGACGTGGTCGCACAACCCAGTGCTCCAAATGCTTATCCAAAAGCAATTTATGAAGGACTGATGAACATGAAACATGGACATCACATTTTAGAAATGGCTCGTGAGTCTGGGAAAGACGGCAAAATACAAAAGTACCTGAAAGACGAAGTTTCTCGTCTTATCAGAGACCTAAAAATTTAGGAGAATCGCATGTTAGATGCTATTAAACCACTATTAGATAGCGATCTCGTCAATGAGGACACTCGTACTGCTATTGCTGAACAATGGGAAGCAAAAATGGTAGAGGCCAAAGAGACAGTACGTAGTGAACTTCGTGAGGAGTTTGCACAACGCTATGAGCATGATAAGACTGTGATGGTAGACGCCCTAGATAAAATGGTTACAGAAGGCTTAGCAAGTGAAATCGCTGCTCTTAACGAGGAGAAGAAAGCACTTGCTGGTGATCGTGTTAAGTTTCATAACAAGATGAAAGAAAATGCTGATAAGTTTAACGGCTTTTTAGTAAAACAACTTTCAGAAGAGTTAAAAGAACTACGCACAGATCGTAAGGTATCAAAAACAGGTTTTGAGAAATTAGAATCATTTGTTGTTGGTGCTTTGGCTGAAGAGATCAAGGAATTTGCTGCAGACAAGAAAGACTTAGTGGAAACTAAGGTTAGACTTGTTTCACAAGCACGTAATAAACTTGATAATCTAAAGAGCAAATTTGTAAAAGAATCTGCTAAGAAGATGGCTTCAACTGTATCTACGCATCTTAAGGCTGAAATGGGTCAACTTAAAGAAGACATCCAAATTGCTCGTGAGAACAATTTTGGTCGTCGTATCTTTGAAGCATATGCAACAGAGTTTGGTGCTACACATTTAAATGAAAATGAAGAAGTACGTAAACTTAATGTTAAAATTGCTAAACAAGATAAACAGTTGGCAGAAGCCATCAAAACTCAAGACAAAGCGAAAGCACTTGTTGAGAGCAAAAATAAAGAAATCAAAGTCATAAAGGAAGCCAATGAGCGTGATGCTACATTGGATGAGCTTCTATCTCCTCTTAATGATGAGAAGAGAGAAATTATGACTAACTTACTTGAAAACGTTCAGACATCTAGATTGAAGAACGCTTTTGAAAAATATTTGCCAGCAGTAATCAGTGAAACTAAAGGAACTAAGAAAGCCTCAAATTTAACTGAACAAACTGGTAATAAATCTGCGAAGGTTGTCGATAAAGCAACTGACGATGCTGATAGCAACGTCATTGCCTTGAAGCGCCTAGCAGGGCTTTAAACTAAAAAGGAGACATATAAATGTCACAAGAACTACTAGAAAGCCGTTGGGGTGAGACCAAAGAAGCCCTCCTAGAAGGATTACAAGGTGCTCGTCGCTCAACAATGGGTGTTATCTTAGAAAACACTCGCAAACACTTAGCTGAGAACGCAACAGCGGGATCAACTGCATCAGGTAACATTGCAACTCTTAACAGAGTTATTTTACCTGTAATAAGAAGGGTTATGCCTACTGTTATTGCTAACGAATTAGTTGGTGTTCAGCCTATGACTGGACCAGTTGGTCAAATTCACACACTTAGAGTACGTTATGCAGACTCAATGACTGATAACTCCCTAGCCGCAACATCAACAACTGCTGGCGAAGAAGCATTATCACCATTCAAGATTGCAACTGCATATTCTAACAACGCTGGAACCGCAACTGGTTACGGTGGTGGAAACACAGCAGTACTTGAAGGTACAGCAGGTAACAAAATTTCTGTACAGATCTTAAAGCAACCTGTAGAAGCAAAGACACGTAAATTGTCAGCTCGTTGGACTTTTGAAGCCGCTCAAGATGCACAAGCAATGCACGGCATCGACGTTGAAGCAGAAATCATGGCAGCATTAGCTCAAGAGATTACTGCTGAGATCGATCAAGAGATTCTATTATCTCTACGTACATTAGCCGCAACTGAATTCACATACAACCAGGCTGCAGTATCAGGTACTGCTACTTTCGTTGGTGATGAGCATGCCGCTTTAGCAGTGTTAATAAACAGAACAGCTAACCTAATTGCTCAGCGTACAAGACGTGGCGCTGGTAACTATGCAGTTGTTTCTCCAGCTTCATTAACAGTATTACAATCAGCTACAACTTCAGCATTTGCTAGAACAACAGAAGGTACTTTTGAAGCACCAACAAACACAAAGTTTGTAGGTACATTAAACGGTACAATGAGAGTATTCTGTGATTCATATGCATCAGACGCTCAAGCAGTATTAGTAGGATATAAAGGTGCATCAGAAACTGACGCTCCAGCATTCTACTGTCCATACGTACCGCTAATGAGTTCTGGCGTTGTATTAGATCCGTCAACATTTGAGCCAGTAGTAAGTTTCATGACTAGATATGGATATATCGAGTTATCAAACACTGCAAGTTCATTTGGTAATGCCGGTGACTATGTGGGTGAAATTGCAGTAAGCAACTTATCATTCTCATAATATACGCTT